ATAGCGGCTATGCCCAAGGGCGGGGGCGATGCGGCAGAGCGTCTGGTCAAGGAAGTGTTCTTGCAGGCGCATCCGATGAAGGCGGGAGAGTACGATCCCGAGGCGCTGTTCCACTTGGTCACTTCGGGTAAGGGCAGCGTACAGGGTCCGTCGAGTATGCAAGTCCTGTTCGAGGCCGCGTTCGGAGCGAAGGAAGGCAAGCGGCACATGGACGTGCTGGAAGCCATTGCCAACTTCACCAAGCGCGAGGCGATGACGAATCCGCGCTATATGTCGTCAGGCTCGCTCATGTCCGAATCCCCGGTAAAGGAAAAGACGGGGCAGACCATGGCAAGCTGGATCAGCGCATGGCGAGCGCAGGAGATGGGCGCGACGGGGAGCACTTACTTTGCCACGCTTGGCCTATCCCGTTTCGCCAATTCCAAGGTACAACAGGCGGTGGAGCGTGCTAAGACCCGGGCTCTCTACGATCCCCAAACGGCAGAGGCCATCCTGGAGATGGCGGCAAAGCCGGTGAGTGATCCGTTGAGCCTGACTACGGCACGAAAGATATTCGGTGACATGAGACTGCCCGATGGCAAGAGGCTGATGGACAAGCTCATCGACAAGGGCTATGTCAAGAAGTACGTCGCTCGAGGATTGATCTACGGTGCCGCAGAGGATGCCTCCGACAAGCGCAATCCGAGCAGGTCCGTTGCCCGGTAGGAGTAGCCATGACCACACCCGAAGAAGGCTTCGATCCCGGTCCCGATGCCGAGGACGATGTGACATGGGATTCAGACCGCGATCTGCACGAATGGTCCGATAACGAGCCGACAGGGGACTAGCCATCAACGTCCTAATTCTTGATGCCACCGGCTCAGGGCTAGATTTTTCGCTTCGCTGTTCCGCTGCGGGCCATCATGTGCGAACGTGCATGGCGCGGGACAAGCACACCCACCAGCGGGTCAAGATTGGCGATGGCCTGATCGAGAAGATCGAGAACGAGGAGTGGCAGAAGTCCGCATCGTGGGCTGACCTGATCCTGATGACGGACAACGTAAAATGGTGCCGCGAGTTGGACGTGCTGCGCCGCCGTGGTTTCCCCGTCTTTGCCCCGTCCTACGAGTCTGCCGAACTGGAACTGAACCGGGGCAAGGGGCAGGAGTTCCTGAAGAAGTGCGGGGTCAAGACCATCCCCTACGAGACTTTCTCCGACTACAAGAAAGCGGAGAAGTACGTCATCGCGCAGCAGGAACGCATGGTATCGAAGCCTTTCGGAGACAAGGATAAGTCCCAGTCCTATGTCTCCAAGTCGGTCAAGGACATGCTATTTATGATGCGCTACTGGCAGGAGCGCAACAAGCACGTCGGGCAATTCATGTTGCAGGAGTTCGTCCCCGGGACGGAGTTCGCCGTCAACGGCTGGATGGGCAAGAACGGGTTCGCCCAATACATTGAGGAATCGTTCGAGCACAAGAAGCTCTTTGCCGGCGATGTCGGACCCAATACGGGCGAGCAGGGGACCGCGATCAAGTATGTCGAGCACTCGGCCCTTGCCGACGAGATCCTGCTGCCGCTCGAGGATGGGCTACGCAAGATGGGGCACACCGGCTCCATCGACGTTTCCTGCATTGTGGACGAGGACGGCAACCCGCGCCCGCTGGAGTTCACTTCGCGCATGGGCTGGCCCGCGTTCAACATCGTGCAGCCGTTGCATCCAGACCCCTGCGAGTGGATGGGTCATCTGCTTGATGGGGAGGATACCTTCCGGCCCGTGACCGATCATGCGATTGGGATCGTGATGACGATCTTCCCGTGGCCGAACGAGAAGCTGCTGGCGAAGGACGTATCGGGGATTCCGGTCTACAACCTGGATGACGACAATCCGTACCGTGCGTTCCTGTCGCCGTGCGAGTTGATGAGCGGGAAGGCTCCGGGAGACGATCTGGAGGACGAGCGGCTGATGGTATCTGCGGGGGCCTACCTGTGCGTGGCGACCGGCTTGGGGGATACCGTCCGTGAGGCGCAGAAGGAAGCGGAGAAGGCCCGGGATTCCATCGAAGTGCCGAAGGATCTACAGTACCGCACCGACATCGGGGACAAGCTCAGGAAGGCTATTCCTGCCCTTCAGGAGCACGGGTTTGCTCTGGATTGGGAGTGGTAGGCTTCATGCTATGGGCCAAGGCGTTGTCTTGGATTTCCTTGGTCTTCTGCAAATCTCTGATTAGCTCATCAATTCCGTACCATCCTTCATCCAAATAGACGCTTGCAGTACCGTAGACTATATTCGTATATTCAACCATCTCACTTCTCCCTCTGTTTCCTGCTCTTGGTGAGCAACCGGCGCATCTCCCGATTGATGTATTCGGTGACGGCGATGGAGTGGGGTTCGTCCCCGTTGGCGAACTTACGCAGGGTCGGCAGGGACACCCCGAACAGCAGGGCTAGCTGTGTCTTGGGATGGTAGGAGAGCAGCAGGTTCAGGCTCTTGCGGTCGAGCTTGATGCTCATATCTGCATCCCGCGTTTCCGCATAATCCCTTCTAGGTTTACCCACACCGCCCCGTGGATGTCCCGGTGGACCCCATCGTGGCCCTTCGGCTCTACGCAGATGTGCTCGATCACGATGCCGCTGCCGAACTCCCGCACGGGCAGGACTTGACCGCACTGGTGCGCGTTCTTGACGAGGATCATGGGGACGGTCACGGCTTCCTCGCAATCAGGATCGAGTCCTTCCACAGCGGCGACGAGTCGGTGTACATGGGACTCGGGTTCTCGTCGGTCCATGCCTTGACAACTTCCAGACCTGCCCAGTTGGCGAGAGCGATCATCCCGTCCCGGTAGAAGCGGTAGCAATCGAGCGGGTAGCGGTGAACGGGACCGGCAGAGGAAACGATGATGCAGCACAGTCCACCCGGCTTCAGCACGCGGGTAATCTCCCGCATCGTAGACCACGGGTACTGTACATGTTCAAGAGCCTGTCCGCTGATGACGAAATCGTAGGACTCATCCTGTACATCAAACCACTCGTACAGGTTTGTAACCACGATGTCCACGTTCTTTCCGGGTGCCATATCAAGCCCCTGGTAGACCAGAATCGGTCCAGTTTCAGTCGCGGTGCAGAGCGTGCTGTAGGAGCCGTTGATGTCCTGACTTCCGACATCGAGGATCTTCAGCGGGACGCTGCCTCGGGGACGGATGTAGGCATCGAAGAACTGACCCATGAGCGCGTAGCTGGATTGGTGCATCTAGATCTCCACGATACCGGGTTGCCTTTGGTTTTTCAGAGCCACCAGATCGGCGTAGACGTAGGGTATCTCATGCGTCTTGTGCCATTCAGAAGGATGGGCGATCCAGCAGCGGTTGCGCTGGAACCGCGCCTTGATCCCGGGAACGAACTTGGCCTGCTCCTGCCGGCAGAAATAGAACCACGAATTCGGGTTCCAGAAGGACACATGGGTCGGATCTTGGAACGCTCCCCGTCCTGAAGTATCGGGGCACGCCGTCAGCAGCCACCCGCCCGGTGCCAGCACCCGGTAGATTTCGTTCATGAGGCCGACGACGCAATGGCCCTTGAAATGTGCTCCCGTGTCGTGCTCGCACCGGCTGTCTCGGCAATGCGGGATGTGCTCGAGGAAGTCGTAGGCGCGAATGACGCCAACGGAGTTGTCTGCCCACGGCAATCCGTTGTTGATGTCGTGGATCACATCGGCATTGTGCAGATCCACGCTCAGGAAGCCCTCGGGCTTGCCTATGGCCCCACCCAGGTCATACATGGGCAGGCTCTTGCGCCGCGCCCATTCGTAGATCATCTGGTAGATGTACTTGTTCGAGACTTCTTTCTGCTTCGCTTGGATTTCGGCGTTGCGCTGGAGGTAGGTGTTGGAACCGTCATCCCGGATACGATATAGATACAGGCACCGTGGTATTCGCACCATGGTTCCACCGGAAAGATAGGTTCGGCAGAGTAGATCGTAATCGTCGCAAATCCCAAGTTCGGGATCATGACCTCCTGCACGCTCATATACTTCCCGGGTCCACGCCCTGACGTGGTTCGGGGCGTAGAAGATTTGGCAGAGGGAGGATGCGTTGGTTTCGAACGCTTTGTGCGCGGTGTAGCCGCCATATTGGTATGTCTCCCATCCGTGGGCCGGGTTATAGACCTCGCTGGTGCCGTCGTGCAGGAAGTTGGCGAAGTCCGAATAGACGAAAGTTGCCCCCTTGACCATGGCAGCATGGATCTCTGCCAAAGCCTCGGGGACAAGCATGTCGTCGTGATCGAGTTCAACAAGGATGTCCCCGGTGCAATGGGCGACAGCGAAACGCTTCAGCGCCCCCACCTTGCCCGTGAGTTCCGGCGCGGGTTCCACCTTGACCCGCTGGTCGTTCATGATTTCGATGGGGATGAGTGCCGCCCCGTTAGGGACGATGACCCACTCCCAATCATGGACCGTCTGCCGCGCCAGAGACTCGTAGGCTTCCAGCAAGTGCTTGCCATCATGCGTCGGGGTGAAGATGGAGATTTTCACTTGCCGCCCTTCAGGAAGGCCATTAAACGGGTCCACAGGGACTTGGGCTTGTCCGGTGATGGGGGAGTGTCAGGCACGTCCCAATCCGTCCTCTGGTAGCCATCCTTGAGGTACACGGTGCCTTCTGTGACCGCGTTCCCGGTGACGGAGATGGGGGCGTTGTCGAATGCCATCTTTTTGCGCTGCACCATGGCATCACTCCGGTCTGATGTGGCGCGGGTTGAGGATGACTTCTTCCCCGGTCACTTCCCCAAGGGCGGTGACGTACTTGGCGTCCCAGTAGCCATCGGTCTTGCGGAGCATCTGCAACTGCGCCCTGCGGTGCGTGGGGGTATGCACCACGTCGAACCGATGGAACCCCTGCTGGCACTTACCTTTTGCCACTCCCATGATCGACTCTCCTTACTCCGTCCGGTCCAAAAGCCACGAATTCAACGTTGTCGCCGCCGCCGCCAGACATAGGATGCCTAGAAAGCCCTTTCCGTGTCAAGCGTTCGTGGCGCTCGATCATCTTGCGGTAGTCATCGACCACACGGTACTGCTGCCGCCACATCCAGACGGCCCAGACGATGCCGCCCGTCAGCGTCAGGACGATCCCGATGACGATGCCGATGCCGATCAGCGTGTATTCGTTCATTTCGGTTCCACCTTGCAGCCAGCGTATAGCTTGTCCATGAAGTCCTGCGTCTGCGCGGGGCACAGGAACACTTCGATGGTCCCCTGACCCGGAGCCGACACTAGCCACCACTCGCGGGTAACGTAATCACGCTCCGGGCCGGGGTTGGCCGCTCGAGCACGCGCCTGTGCTGCAATCTGCATGGCGCGGTCGGCTAGGCTCATCTCACGCCCCGGCTGACTTCTTGGCGGCCTCGGCCAGCACCGGCCACAGCACGGCAGCGGCAAGCAACGCACACAGGATGGAATAAACGATTTTGTTCATAGCATAACCTTTCTTATGTTAGACAACGGAACGAACTAGGGGGCGCACGGCCATGGGGGATCTCCGCACTGAGCCACAGGGAAACCCGGTTGTGCAGAGCATCGCCATGCGCCTTCTGGTTCATTCCTTGGTTTTCGTCTTGACGTATTCCAGTTGTTCCTCGCGGGACATCGGCGAGCGGTTGGGGTTGATCTTCATTTTCTGCAAAACGGTGTTGAACTGCTGTGCCTGTGGATAACTTGCACCTACCTTTGGAGATGGCACCCCCTGTTTTTGAATTTCTTCACTTCTCTTCACTTCACTTCTCTTCACTTCTGGCGCCTTTAGGCTGCCTATAGGCTGCCTATCTCCTGCCTGTAGGCCGGATTTGTCTATCAACTCCTTGATTTCACTACACTCGATTGTTGACGGTGGGCGAGGATGTTTGCTGCCGAGGTACTTCAACCGCTGCCGGAACCGGGGGACGTGGAGGTAGCACTTGTGCCCGATCTCGTACAGGCGGATCAGGTCAGCATCGGCCAATTCGAGCAGGAGCTTCGATACCGTCTGGTCGTCCAGATGCCGCCGCAGGGCGTCTGAAATGGCTATCGGATTGGCCTCGTAGTTGCCGAGATTGTCCACGCACAGCAACAGATGGATGAACAGCAGGCGGGAGGTATCGGACGAGAGCGTGCGATACCGAGGCGAGCGCAAAAGCTCGTCGCGTATGATGCGGTCGGGCATGAAGCCTCCAGTAAGGCGTAGAAAAGGTGCCGGTGAGTCCCGTACTGGCGAGACGCGGGAGCTACCCGTTGTCCCGGCGAGGAAAGAATGCGCTTGTCCGTATTGCACGTCAAGCCCCTACAGCGGCACGATCCGGACGCGGGTGCGGGGATCGCTCATATCTCGACAATCCGGATGCCATGAACCTTGAGCATGAGCTTCCTCTTGATGATGTAGTCCGGTGTCCGGACCCCCTTCACGTCCTCGATGGTAAATTCCGCATCGCCCTTACGTTGGTACTCAAAGTCAGCGACGTACCGGCACTCCCGCTCTAGCAGCTTGCCGGCGGCGTCCCGCTGCTTCGGGATAAGCTCATACGGAACCTGCTCCCGCAGGTAGCTAATTTCCCCTGCCTGCTGCATCAGCCTAAGTTCCTGCGCCCGCTTGGCCTCGCGGCGGCTCGCATAGCCACCTGTAGGCCGGTTCCGGTACTTCTGGTGGGTAGGGACCGGCTTTGGCTGATCGTTCCCCACAGTCCCGATTTGGCCCCGTTCCGCACGTTTTGCCGCATTCCGGGCGACATGGGCCGCAAACTGGGCTTCGGTCATGGTCAGATGGCTCATACGAACATCCTGACCTGCCGCTGCGCGTTTTCGATCCGCTCGCAGGCGATGTCGAAATACTTGCGCTCTATCTCGATGCCGATGAATTTGCGGCCGAGCTGCATACAGGCAACGCCCGTCGATCCTGCGCCCATGTACGGGTCAAGAACTGTGTTTGGATTGCCTGCTTGTGCAACGCACCATCGCATTAACCCTGATGGCTTTTGCGTTGGATGATCCTTTCCCTCCGCACCACAATAAGCCTCAACCTGAGACATGCGGAACGTGCGTATAGGTTGGTCGATGCTAGACCATGCCAATTCCGCCTGACCGCTAGTGAATCTGTCATTTTGTTTTTTATCCCAAATCAACCATCCACGAGCAGGAGGAAGAGCATAAAGGTGCCCACCCCAAATTATTACTATTGGTGCGGTAGTAGGTAGATTAACAACACCATTAACGGTTGTTGCATCCC